CCAATTCCAACGTTGCCTGAAGAATCAATACGCATTCTTTCTGTGCCATTTGTTTGTATAGCCAATTCAGCACTTCCATTTTGTGTGTTTATATAATTAACACTTGAAGTAGAACCTATAGCGAGTTGTGTACCATTGTTATCTATATAAACATTATTGCCATCTGAGCCTGTGTTGACTGTTAAAGGTGCTGATGGCGAAGATTCTCCAATTCCAACTTTGCCTGAACGTTCAACTTTAAAAACCTCAGATGATGCATTAGATGCTGAAATAAGTGCTGTACTAGATGAACCCCAAGCATGAGTAATAACTAAAGGAATATCATTAATACCCCCACCATAAATTCCTAGCTTACCTGTTGGACTAGTCGTGCCAATTCCAACCAAACCAGCCGATGTAATTCTCATCGCCTCAGTTGGAGAATCAGGAGTTGTGCCAGTATGAAAGGATAAAGCACCAAATAAGTTTGATAATCCATCTCCATCTGTTCTTATTCTTGATATAACACCTGCTGTACCTATAGGATTATAAAAATCTATATCAATATTATTACCTGAAGTAACTCTGTCTAATCTTAGGGCATTACCTGAAACAGAATTAAATCTACCATTTCCTGTTACATCAAGCGTAACAGCAGGATTTGTGTTACCAATTCCAACATTTTCACTACTATCAATAGTTATAGCTGTAGAAGTAGCATTATCATCAATACCTGTTGATGTAAATCCTGTAAGAGTTCCAACACTTGTAATATTAGGTTGTGCTGCTGTAGCAAGTGTGCCTGTAATGTTTCCTGAAGATTGAATAGTACCTGTAATATTAATGTTACCAGTACCTGTTATATCGCTTGAGTTTAAATCTAAATCACCACCTAATTGTGGAGTTGTATCTTCTACAACATTATTAATAGAAACAGCTTGAGCTCTAGCATCAGTGTAGTAAAGGTTAGTTCCCTCTGATAAATCAGATGTAGATTTACCACCAAAAGCAGAATCAAATCTAGCAGATGTATAGTAAAGATTGCTAGTGCCCTCAGATACATCATCAGTATCTTTGCTTGCTAATCTTGTATCAAATCTAGCATCTGTATAATAAAGATTAGTTCCCTCTGATAAATCAGATGTAGACTTAGCAGTAAAAGCAGAATCAAATCTAGCTTGAGTATAATAAAGGTTAGTATTTTCAGTTAAGTTTGCAGTTGTAAAATTAGATATGTCAGATACTTGTCCAGTAACATTACCAGTTACATTACCTTCTAAATTAGCAACTAAAGTACCAAGTGAATTAAGAGTAATATTACCTGTAGCACTACCATCGGCTGTTGTTAATCCTAGTGTAAATTTATCAACAGATTCATCCCACATAAAGATACCATTATCAGCAGTACCTCTATTAATAAGCATACCTGAGTCATTTACAGGGCTACCTGTTAATCCTGCATTAAGCTGGAATAAGTTATCTTCTATATCAAGATTCGTTGTGTCTAAAGAGGTTAGCGTTCCATTAACAGTAAGATTACCTGCTACTGTTAAGCTATCTGCAATTTGTACATCATCAGGTAGTGTTAGTGTTATATCTGCAGACTCACTACCACTTCCTGATACTGTAATCTTATTAGCTGTTCCAGTAATTGTTTGAACATAGTTTCCTGTAGTATCAGTTCCTAATGCTACTGAATTAGCAGCTACGCTTGTTGCTTGTATTCCTAATGCATCAACAAATGCTTTTGTTACTCTAGCATCTATAGCTGAATTAGCTCTTGTATCTGTATAATATAAATTTGTATTTTCTGTTAAATCAGCAGTTGTTTTATTACCAAATGCAGAATCAAATCTTGCAGTTGTGTAATATAAATTAGTAGTTCCTTCACTTAAATCATCTGTATCTTTAGATGTAAAAGCAGAATCAAATCTTGCTGTTGTATAGTATAAATTTGTGCCTTCTGATAAATCAGTTGTAGACTTGGTTGCTAGCCTAGTATCAAAATCTGTATTTGCTCTACCTGATGTATAGTATAAATTTGTAGTTCCTTCAGTTAAATCATCAGTGTCTTTAGTAGCCAATCTAGTATCAAATGCTGAATTTACCCTTGCATCTGTATAGTAAAGATTAGAACCTTCAGCTAAGTCACCTGTATCTTTAGTAGCTAACCTAGTATCAAAATCTGAATTAACTCTAGCTGTTGTGTAATATAAGTTGCTACCTTCAGTTAAATCACCTGTATCTTTAGTGGCTAATCTTGTATCAAAATCTGTATTTGCTCTTGTAGTTGTATAGTAAAGATTAGTATTCTCAACAACTATAGAAGTATCAAGTGTTGATGTAACTGCTTGATTAGAACCATTACCAATAAATATTTTGCCATTATCTAAATTAGGAGTAGCGTTACTTCTACCAGCACCACCCACTTTGATAGAACCATTAACAGCATGACTTCTTAATACTTTACCTATGTTTTGTATTTGTGCTGATTCTCCGCTTGGAGCTGTGGTTGTATATTCACCTGCTGTTGTAGATACATAAAGTATCTCACCTACTGACTCATTAGAAGTATCAATAGATGTTAAATTACCAAAAGTAACTATTTGCAGATTGTTATTAGCATTAGCATCTTCTATAGCCATACCAAATGCAGGCATCTTAGAAGTATCATCAGCCTTTGCTTTACCTACTGTTGTTGTATTTCCTGAAACACCTGACACATAAACAACATCACCTTTAGACAATGCTTCATCTGCTTTTGCTGTAAATCTTATTGCACCATCTAAATCACCAACAAATTCATCTGTTGCAGTAATTAAATTAAAAGTAACATTATCAGTTGTAGCTACAGATTGCCCTATAGCAATACTAGGAGTAGAACCTTCACCAGTTCCACCTGTTACTGTTACGCCAGTTCCACCTGACATAGATTCAACATAATCACCTGTTGTGTCAGTTCCTAATGTAATTGAGTTAATTTGCACAACTGTATCTATATCAACATTAGTACTACCATCAAAAGAAGCCGAACCTACTACATCACCTGATAAAGATATGGTTCTTGCTGTGCTTAAAATATCAGCAGAATCTGCATTACCTGTTAAGTCTCCAGTTACATTACCAGTAACATTACCTGTAACATTACCAGTAACATTACCTGTTAAATCACCTGTAAATGTATTAGATGCAGTAATACTAATTCCTGTAGTAATCCAAGCATTATCAGCAGCGTTTCTTATCTTTAATACACTGCTAGATGTATCTACCCATAATTGATGGGCAAATGTAGTTGATGGTTCAGAAGCTCCGCTATTGGTTGTTGCAATAGCTAAAAGAGCATTGTTTAAATCTGCTCTAAAGTCTGCACCTGATTGGTTTGCTATGTTGTAATCGTGTTGTGCCATAATAAATTCCTATTTTATATATCTTAAATCATTCAGGAGTAGTTGGAAATATCACATCATCAATATTATTAGTTGACTGATGTTGAGATGGTAAATCCCTTAATGCTTTTCTATAAGTTGCCCATTCTTGTTTTTTTGCATCTGATAAAGGACTATCACTTACTTGAGTCCAATCACTAGATGCTAGTCTATTATTTCTTATATTTCTTAATTTAAACAACGATACTTCTATAAGTTCAGCTTCAGACTTTTCTATAGCTTTTATTGTAATTAAGTTGTTTTCTTCATCAAAAGTTGTTTGTACTTTATGTGTATCTAAATTTATATCTGTAAATTGTTTATCAACAGGAATCCAATCGTTGCTATCATCACCCTTATTCTTTTGTTCACCAATTAGAATCTTGTTGTTTTCATAATCCCATGTTGCCCACATATTACCCACCTCTTAATCCTGCATAAATACCCTGTATCTTATTAACTGTTATTGTTCCTGCATTTCTTTTCGCTTTTACATATAAATAACAAGCAGAACCAACCTTTTGATTAAAAGAGCCTGATACAGATTGTGATATAGAGCCACTACTAAAATTATGGTCTTGTCCTGATTCAGCAGCAGTATAAAATGTAGAAGTGCCACCAATAGGAGTTCCTAATAGTTGACATTGTATGTCCATTTGAGCTCCACCACCTGACAATGTGGCAGATAAAACTAAACTAAAAAATGGAGTATGACCATTTCCTGCTGTTGTTAAATCAGGAGCAGGCAAGGTGATTATTGCTAATGTTGTATAACTTGTACCTATACTTTGATTTGGCGTAAGGCTTACAGGTTCTAGTTTATCTATATCACCATTAATATTATCAGCAGTAAAATTAGTAACTGTAATAACATCAGCATCAATAGTTCCTGCTGTTAATTTAGTAGCAGATAGGTCATTTACTTTTGCATCTGTTATAGCACTATCTGCTATTTGTGTTGTATCTACACCACCTGATTTAATTATTAAATTACCACTACCATCAGAATCAATAGTTACATCATCTATCTGTATATTATCTGCACTTAAAGTTCCTGTAGTTATATTGTCTGCATTAAGGTTAGTAACAGCTACATTATTTGCATTTAAAGTTCCTGTAGTTACATCATCAGCAGATATAGTACCAAATACACCTGATGCAGAAGTTAAAGTGCCAGTTGCTATATCATCTGCAACTATAGTATTAGCAGCTATTTGTGCTGATGTAATGGTGCTTGCTGCTATTTCAGATGCAGTAATAGTATTAGCTACTATTTCTGAAGCTGTTACTGAATTAGCTGCAATACTATCTTGATTAACAGCATCAGTTGCTATTAAAGCATTGGTTACAGCATCATCAATAATCTTGGCTGTTGTAACCGCATCATCTGCTAATTTGTTTGTTGTAATTGCTCCATCTGCAATATCTGCTGCAACTGTTGGTTCATCTGCAACAGTAAAAGTTAAAGCTGTTGGAGAAGATTCAACACCTAAAGTATTAAGTGCTGTAATGCTTGCAACATAATCTGTGCCTTTTGGTATAAAGTTTAAATCAACATTATTTACATTAACAATTTTGTTTAATACTTGATTACTAGAACTATCTACTACATTTACTCTCCATTGATTATATGGATAATCAGTTGGCAAAGTCCAAGATATAAATGGTCTATTAATTGCACTAGAATCAGTATCAGTAAAAGCCAATCCTGTTGGAGCTGCAACTGCATAAGCAGAAGGTGTATTAGATATTTCTTCAAACTCTTCTTGAGGTGGTACTTCCCATGTATAAACATCAAAATATTCTATTAAGCTAACTGCAACTAAACCATTAGATTGCAATTCTAATGCTTCAACTCTACAAACCTTTCCTGAGAATCCTAAACCTGTATAAGTTAAATCTACTATATCTCCTACATTTAATTTATACATTTCAGGAGTACCTAAAAATTGCATAGTAGTTTGATTCCTGCTTCTAGTAAGAATAGCTTTACCCATGTTATATGCTATATAAGGGTCAGATATATAAGGAAATTCTGCTTTTATTTCTAATATTTCATCATTATCATCTGAGTAATATTCAGGAGAAGCATCATGTAAAACTGTAGCTGTATCTAATTCATATTTTTTATTTGCATTAAAAAATTCAATAATAACTTTA